AGCTTCTACTTATTGACCCTGTAACTAATAAAGGTTTTGACCTTACAGGAGCTACAGTAACTTTTAAAGCAACAGAGGCTTTAAATACAGCAGCAACTTATAAAGTAGAAAAGACTGCAACTCTTACTGATGCAGACGATGGAGAGTTTGAAGTCATATTAACTGCTACAGATTTTACAACTACTGGGGATTATTATTATGGAGTATTTGTTGATGGTGTTTTAGTGACACAAGGTCGATTCATAATAAAAGACAGCATAATAGTTTAGGAGAGATTAAATGACAAAGAGAATGACAAAAGGTTATATTTTAAGTGACGACAGGATAGTTAGTGCAGAGCAGTATGATAATGCTATATTAAAAATGAAGAATACTGTTTTAAAAGGTCGCAGACCAGAAAGTACAGATTCCACACCTAAAGCTATTAGCCCTTTAGAACAAGAAGGTACTGGAAATACTTATGGTTTTGTTAATAAATTTATAGAGCCTCCAATAGACATTGACCTTTTAGAATCAGCTTTTATTCTGAATTCAGTTCATTATCGGTGTTGTGTTATTAAAGCTGAAGATACTACTTCTAAGGGATATGTTATAGAACCAAAGAATTTTGACCGATTAGATGCGAAAGATGATACTCGTTTAAAAGATAAAACATTCCTTGCTCAACAAGAAGCTTCTCGTTTATTTATGGAAAGTATTGATGGTGAAAAGGGAAGTAAGGCTTTAATAGATGCTGTTGTAAAAGATTATGAAAGCATAGGATGGGGAGCTGTAGAAGTTATTAGGACTATTGGAGGAGATATAGCAAATCTTGTTCCTGTACCAGCTAAAGAGTTGAGATGGACTACTGATGGATATATAATTCAGGTAAGAGGGAATAAATCTATTAGATTTGTAAATTTTGGAGAGAAGTTTCTTTTTGAAAAAACAGAAGGTGGAGAAGGAAGAGTATTAAAAGCAATAAGAACAGTAGAGACTGATGGTGCTAAAGAAGCTAAAAAAGTATCTATAGCTAAATCAGCAAATGAACTCCTTATTATAAAGCATCAAAATAATTATGGAGGAGCTTACGGAATACCTGATGTCGTGGCCAGTATGATAAGTATTACTAATATAGCTGGGATAGATAACTATCTTGCTAAATTCTTTGATAACCATGCTGTCCCTCAATATGCTGTGGTAATAGAGGGTGCTGATGAGGTAGATAATAAGATAATTCAGCTTATACGTCATTATTTCAAGAAAGAGATAAAAGGAAAGCCTCATACTACATTAGTTCTTAGTACACCAGATGGAGTTGAAATAAAATTTGAAAAGCTTAGTGCAGACACTAAAGAAGCAAGTTTCCAAGATACAAAGAAAGTATGTAGAGAAGATATTCTTATAGCTCATGGAGTTACTCCTGCTCAAGTTGGTATTATCAATACAGCTAATTTAGGAAGTGGTTCAGGATTAAGTCAAGCTGAGAATTATAAAAATAGAGTAGTTATTCCTTTACAGAAAAAAGTACAAGACCAGTTTTGGGGTAAGATTTTTGGATGGCAAGGATTAAATTATGACCTTATTCAAGTTCGTTATAATGAATTAGATATAAGGGATTATGAAGAACTTATGGAACAGCATAAGGCATATCTTGACCGTGGAGCTATGACTATTAATGAAACAAGAAGAGAGCTTGGTTATCCCCCTATAGAAGGAGGAAGTAGAGCTTTTTTAAGGTTAAGCAATGAAATAGTATTTGTTGATGCTTTCGAACATGCTGGAGATAGTATGGGAGGAATGGGAGCTAATACTCCTACTGATGGTTCAGGTACCAACCAAGGGAGTAATGATGGTGCTTTAGATAAACAGATACAAAAAGCACTTAAACGATTTATTACTAAATATTTTAAACATAAGTAATCAAATAATAAAATATAATCTTGGAGGATAAAAATATGGACAAAGATAAAAAAGTTTTTTCTAAAGACTTTCAATTTTCTATGATGATTAATAACATCTATAGGAAAGGTAAAGAAAAAAATGTAATAGAAGGGTTTGTCTCAATGGAGACAAGTGAAAGAGATAGAGATGTAATCCCTCCCAATGCTTTTAATATAGATACTTATATGCAGAATCCTCAAGTTTGGTATAATCATGCACCATGGACTGATGCTAATAATAATGAAATACCTATCGGTAAAACCATTTTCCTTACTGTAGCTCAAGTAAAACAGGTTAATGATGATTTTATAGTAGTAGATACTAGAGATGAAAAACAACCTATGTTAGGAGTAATATCTGCTGAAAAAGCTCAATCTTTGACTTTAAGTGATGGAGATGTAGGACTTTGGGCGAAGATAAAAATTTCAGTTCCTGATATATGGACAATGATAAAAGATGGAATACTGAACGCTTTCAGTTGGCAAGGTAGAGTTCGCTTTACTGAAGAGTCTACGATGGTGGAAGGAAAAGAAGTAAAATTTGAAAGAATAGATAAAATTGACTTAGTAGAAATTAGTGTCGTTCAGATACCTGCAAATGAACGAGCTATTTTTAGTATAGCTAAATCATTGTTCTCTACGAATAGTGATTTAACTTCAGCTCGAAAACACCAGAGTGGAACTGGTGAGAAGATTGAAAAAAATGATTTAAGATTGAAAGATGAAGAATTGAAAAAAATACCGAAAGTTATTAAAGGTTTATTTGGACTAAAAGTTAAAAAGGAGGATGCAATTGTGGATAGGTATAGTGAGATAACAGAACTCCTAAAGGATTCTAAATGTACAGTAGTAATATCTGAAGAGGATACATATAAAGGTTTTATTGATAAACTTTCTGTTGAAGGGTTTGATGCTCATAAAGAAAGTTTACTAGCTATTAAAGATGTTGAACAGAAATTCTCCATCTCCCTTGTTGAAGAAGGCGAAGATGTTTCTCTGAAGCTTGAAAAAATAGAAAAGAAAGAAGAGAAAAAAGAAGAGAAGAAAGAAGAGAAAAAAGAGAAAAAAGAAGAGAAGAAATCAGAAAAGAAAGAAGAGAAAAAAGAAGAGAAGAAATCAGATGACTTAAGTGCTCTTACTGAAAGATTTTCTGTTTTAGAAAATTTAGTTAAAGAGCTTGTAGGAAAGAAAATTGAAGATAAAGAAGAGAAAAAAGAAGAGAAAAAAGAAGAGAAAAAAGAAGAGAAAAGTGATTTAGTTTCAGTACTTGCTGAAAAACTTGGAAAAGTTCTTGATGGTAAAAGTAATATGGAATCTCATATTACTGATGAACTTGTCAAAAGTGTAAAGCTTCTTACTGGAGAGCTTAAGAAAGCTAGCGACACTGTATTAACATCTAAAAGTTTAAAAGATATTGACCAAGAGGAAGTAAAAGTCAAAGAAAGAACCCTTGATGATGTATTTGAAGATGTACTTCCTGATGGAAATGGCAATTTAATATAAGGAGAAGATAATGGGTATTGAAATTTTAAATATTCAGAAAGAGGAGATGAGGAAAAAAGCTGCAACTACGACTGCTATCCTTGGTGATGGTATTTTAAATAGAGTTCAGAATAATAAGTTCATCGACCTTACAATCGAATATCAAAAAGTTCTTCAGGACATAACCACTCGTCCTGTAGACCATCCTAAAGGTGAAATCGATAAGATAATCCTTTCAGGTAATGTTTTAAGGAAACAGAACTCAGAAGGTGGAACTGAGACTACTACTCATACACCATCTGTAACTAATGTTGAATACGATACAGAACAGTTAGTTGCTTGTTTTGATTTAACTATACAGGCTGATAGTGATTCTATCGAGAAAAAAGGCTTTAAATCAACTATGATTCGGATGTTTAGTTCTGCTATATCTAATGACCTTGCTCAGCTTGTAATCGAAGGTGATGATAGTCTTGGTTCATCTACAGATGCACAGAAACTGTTGAAGTCTTTTGATGGTATTCATATTCAGACTCAGCTTTGCCCTAACTTGCTTGATGTTAATGGTCTTGGAGTTAGTTTACTGATGTATAAAGATTTAATGGGAAAACTTCCTAACAAATGGAAAAAAGGAAATTATAAATCCCGTTATAAATTCATTAATGGTATAAATGTAGTTGAAGATATGCAGTACACTTTTGCTAATCGTGCGACTGCTGGTGGAGATAAAGGTTGGACAGGTAATGTTGTACTTGCTCCTTTCGGTATTCCTATCGTAGAATGGCCATTTATTCCTGAAGATTTAACTATTGGTACAGCTCAGACTGACGGAACTTTCGCTCTTCTAGCTGACCCAAAGAATTTTATTCTTTTTGTTCAGAGAAATATAAAATTCTATTTTGATTTCAGACCTAGAAAAGGACTTACAGAAGTTACTATCTATATGTGTTGTGATTTCAAGATTGTTGAACAGGATATGATTGCAAAAGCAAGAAGTATTTCTTGTGATGCAAGTTCAGTTTATACAGGATAATGTAGTAAACTTTAAGGGCAATCACTGCGTTTAAGGGGGTTGCCCTTAATTTAATATTAAATAACGGATTGAGATTAACTTAAAATTGGAGGCATGGAATGGGATTAGAATTAAGTGACAAACATGATAGTTATACTTATAAAGATAAGTTTAACAAAATAGAGTTTAAAGCAGGCATTCCTGTTTATAATATCCCCACTGATGTAGAACGTTATCTATCAGGTCTTGGTTATTTTTTTTATAGACCAGACCCAGGCAAAACAGTTCCTAAAGAAATTCAATTAGCTGAAGACAACGCTTCTGATAAAGCTGATACTCCAGAGAAAAAGGATAAAAAATATAAAGATATGCGTGAGCAAGCTGATGCTTTAAAGAAAAAGAAAAATGAGCCACCAAAAACTCTTATTCTTGATGATGATGGAATTCATGAAGCAATAGAAGAAACAGATGAAGGGATAGGAGAAACTGATGTAGATTTCGATGGAGAAGCTTTTGATTCTGCAAAGAAAAGCTTTGAAATTTTAGGAGTAGAAACTGGAGAAACAGTTCGCCTTGCTAATAATGCTTTGAATCTTAGTAGAATTTTGAAGTGTAATATGGCTGAAGCATGTAATCTTATTATCAATAAAGAAGGTCTTGCTCCAAATTCCACTGCTAAAGTAGCTCCTAAAGTTGAACCAGTAGAAGAAAAAGCAGTTGAACCAGTAGAAGAAAAAGCAGTTGAACCAGTAGAAGAAGAGCCTGAGATTAAAATAGTAAGAAAACCTGGAAGAAAAGTTCCTAAAAAGGAAATGAAAAGAACAAAGAAAGCTGGGAGAAAGTAATGATATGGCTATTCTTATTCTTACAAGGCATTCGACCTATACATATAAGGGTTTAGACTACTATAAAAATGTACCTGTAGAAGTTAATGATGCAGATACTATTACCCAGCTTAAATGTTTAGGATATTTTTTATGTTATGAAAATTGGAAAGACTTACCTGAAGTTTTCCGTTCTCCTTCTCTAATTCCAAGTCATAAAACCTCTTTGACTACTCTTCCTGAAGATTTAAAAAATAAAAGAATACTTCTTAAAAGAAATGGTGGGCTAGGAGATATCGTTGGAGTTGTTAGCATTGTTGAAATGTTAAAAAAAGTCGAACCTAGTGTAAAAGTAAGTATAGCTTGTCAAGATTGGCAATTTCCTTTATTTAAATTATTTCCTTCTATAGATGGACTTGTAGATTATCAGAGTAGTAGGAAGTTTGAAGTATTATATAATTATGATGCTATATTAGATTTTGTAGATACTATTGAAAATAATTCTAAAAGAACAAATACTGATTATTATGATTTATATAAAGAAATATTTGTTACTAGACATAAAGCTACATTGTTTAAAGATACTCCAGTTCAAATTCCAGTCATTGAATCTATTTTTGATAAAGAAATAGAAGATTGGCTAACTATGAGAGGTATAAAGGAATTTGTTATACTTCATACTGGTGGCTCTAATCCTCTTAGAAAATGGGATAATGCAAAATGGGAAAGATTAGCTTATGAAATTACTCAATTTGGTAATGTAAGTGTAGTAATTACAGGAGGAGAATATGATTTTTATATCGACCGAAAAGAAAGGAAAGTCTTTTCTTCTGTTGGATTATCGTTAGATAGAGTTGTAAGTCTCGTTAAAAAAGCAAAAGTTGTTATAACTACTGATACAGGGATGGTTCACATAGCAGGTATCTTGAGTAAAGTTACTGTAGGATTATGGGGAAATACCAACTCTGAATCAGTAGTTAGTTATTATAAGAATCATTTTCCTGTATCTGTTCAAGGTTGCCCTAGTGCCCCTTGTTTCGACCAGCAATTGTCAAGATGCCCTCATCGTAAAATTGTTCCTCTTTGTATGAGAGCTATAAAAGTTAAAGATGTTATAGAAGCTATACAATGTTTTGGCATCCTTAATCTCCAGCAGAATAAACCTCAAGGTCTAGTTCCCTCTTCTAAAGTGGATTTGATTGATTTAGAAGTTGAAATAAATTCTAATTATAAAGGTCAGTATTATCAAGAGCCTTGTGATATTACATTAGAGAAAAGAGAAACTAATGTTCTTTATATAACTGATAGTGGTACTGTTTATAGTGGAGGAAGATATCATGGATGGATGGTTGCAAAAGCTATAGCAGAAAAAGGATTTACAGTTTGGGTATTAACTAATAGGTTGCCTGTCTTTTTTGAAGATTTCAATGGTAAAGAGTTTAAAGGGAAATTTAATGTTATAGTTGACCCCAGCTTAAATATTGATAAGTATGACCATAAATTCGATTACATAATTGGTGAACCTTATGACACTTGTATACAAGCAGTAGATTACTTTAAGAAAACAAAGCATGGTAAGGTTGTAAATCTGATATATGAAACTCCAAATTATATAAGAGAATATAGAAAGGGAGATGACAGTAAAGATGAATTTTGGAGTTCTATTAAAAAAGCTCTTGCTGAAAGTCACTATATAGTTCCTTTATCAGTATTGGGAGTAAAAAAATTATTAGAATGGGGTAAAAATAGTTTTCAAAATAGTGAGATAGTTCCTATAGAACCAGCTTGTAATTCTATAGCTGGGGATATGGTGATGCAAAGACCTAAGATAAAAAAACTATTTGATGTTGTATATATAAGTATGTTTAAGGATTATAAAAATCACCTTTTCTTAATAGAAAGTTTATCTAAGATATTTAAAGAAAGTAGAATTGCAGTAATTGGCTATAAAGCGGAATGGGTTAAATCTAAGTATAGATATTCTAATGTCGGAATAAGTGCTTATGAGAATATAAGTGATAAGGATAAATTTGAAATAATAAGTCAATCTAAAATGATGATAGTGCCAAGTAAGTTTGAAGGCTTCGGAATGACTCCCATTGAAGCTATGTATATGAGAGTTCCTGTTTTCTGTACTGAATTAGATATATTTAAAGAAAATTATAAAGAATCTGTTTATTATTTCAAAAAAGATGATTATTTAGATTTAGCTAAAAAAATTCAATATTACCAAAATCTTCCTAATAGAAGAGTGCCTCTTGTTAAATCTGAAAATTTTGCTAAAGAACATTATTCTTTTGAAGCTTTAATGAAAAGAACAGAAAGAGTCTTTAAAAAGAAAGTAGTTCCACCTCGTGAAAAGTTAAGACTTGGAATAGTAGTAAGTTGGAATGAGAAGTGTGGAATAGCTGAAAATACTAAATATTATGTAAATGAATTAGAAGGATATGAAGATTTAAAAATATATGCTCCTTATGATGGAAAGATATATGGAGCAGATAATAAAGATTTGGTTAGAAGAGTTTGGTCAAGAGATTTTAAAGATTACAATAGACTGTTAGATGATATAAAGAAATTTGGGAGTAATGTTATTCATATACATCATGAATTTTCTTTCTTTCAGAAAACTAATAATTTAATTCAATTTATAAAAGAATTAAAAAATATGGGAATAAGAGTGGTAATAACTTATCACACTTATTATATGGATGTTGGTTTCCATAAAACTATAAATGCTTTAGTTGATAAAGAATTAGTTTGTAATTCTTCAGCTTCTAAAAAAACAAGAGAAGTAACAGGAAATAGAAGTATTGAATGTATACCTTTACCTTGTTTACAATACAATAATGTAACTATAGAAACAGCTCGGAATAAATTGGGAATACCTCTGGATAAAAAAATTATAGCTACTCATGGGTTCTTTCAGCGACACAAAGGATATGACTGTATAATTAAAGCTTTAGCTTTTATGGACAATGATATAGAATTGTGGATATTAGGAGCAGGAGATTATAAGCATGAATATTATCAATCTATAAGATATTTGATTAAAACTTTAAAACTTAATAACCGAGTTAAGATTTTTGATGAGTTTTTAAGTATGGATGAAGTAATGGGAAAATTACAGTGTTCTAATCTGATAGTTTACCCTTATACAGTAAAGGGATATTATAGTGCTTCAGCTGCAGTAAGAACAGGATTATCTAGTGGCAGGACATGTATTGTCAGCGATAGTCTTATGTTCGAGGATATAATTCACATTACTAAGAGTTTTCCCATGGTAGACTGTAGAAAATTAGCTAAAGTAACCATGAATCTTCTTGGGGATAATAAAGAATCAGGAAAGGTAGCTAAAAAGGCTCGTGAATATGTAAAAAGTTATTCACCAAAAAAAATATCAGAACTACATATGGAACTATATAATCGTTTATTATAAGGAGACAATATGATTGGAGAATTTAAAAGAAGATTTGATTTAGTGATTGGAATTAGTACTTATAATGATTTTCAATTAGTTGATGGTTTATTAAAGACAATTCGTTATTACACAAAATATGATTTATCAAATGTTGCTATAGTTATATGTGATGATGGAAGTAGAGAAGAATTCAAAATAAGCTTAAGATATATTGTAGCTCAAAATAAATCTTGGCATAAAAATATTTTTCTTATAGAGCATATGAAAAATCAAGGTATAGCTTCTACTTGGAATCATATCTGGCAACATGTTGAAGCTAAATATATGGTTATGTTGAATAATGATATATTAGTTACTAAGAATTGGCTTAATTCTTTAATGTATTTTTTAAAAAATAATCCTCATTGTGGAATGGTTTCTTTGCCTTCTTATTATATAAGACCTTTACTTGTAAAAGCTCTTATAGAAGAACAAGATACTATGCAAATACAAACCATTGACCCCAATACTAAAAAACCTTTAGAATGTATTCCTCATAATTATCAAAAGAGAGCTGATGGAGCACCAGGAAGAGTTATGGCTGCAGCAGGAATGTGCTTTGGAATGAAAATTTCAACTCTTAAAGCTTTACATGGATTTGATGAAGGTCACTTTAGAAGCTTTTATGAAGAAATAGATATGGGAACTATGTGTGCAAAAGGTGGGATGCCTAGTTACTCTTTACCATTTCCTCATATCTATCATATATGGTCATATACTTTTGCTCATAATCCTGAACTTAAAGCAGTAGATGTTATGGCAAAGAGTAGAACTAATTATGTAGCTAAATGGGGTGGAGATATAACAGAGGATGATGTGCACAATCCTCATTATAGATTCATGAGAGCTATTCCTCCTAAGATTATAAAATGGTTAGATTTTTCTGAAAATGAAGAAGGCTTTGAAAAAAAGGAATATTTAGAAACACAGGATGATGTTAAAGCTAGTGCTAATGAAAAAAAATATTTAGAGCTTTTATCTGAAAACAATGTGAAAATAGAGGATATAAAATGAAAAAGATAAGCATAGGAGTAATTTCTTATAATGGAAAGTATAGGGTAGAGCATTGTATTAGGTCTATTTATGAAATGACTGACCCTAGTATTGATTATGAAGTTATTATGGTTGATGATGGAAGTCCGCATCAAGAATATAGAAATAATATGTTCGATTTACATAATAAATATTCAGACCATTCAAAAGGAAGTTATTTTATTCAACATGCTGAAAATGAAGGAATAACTAGAAGCTGGAATGATATAGTTAAAGCTGCAGATTCAGATATAGTTGTTATGCTAAATGATGATATCCTTGTTACTAAAAATTGGCTTAAAGCTGGTTTATATTTTATGGAAAATAATTCAGAAGCAGGAATGGTAGGGTTTCCTACATTCTTCTGTAAGAGGGATGAAATGCATAGTTTCTTTGAAGGAGCAAAGGGATATTTGAAGCCTAGAAGTCCTCATGGAGGTAAACCTCAAATACCTACTGAAGAAGTAGATTTAGCTCTTTCTCCAAAAGAATATAATCGTACACCTGGTCGTTGTGCTTGTCCTGTTGGTTGTTGTTTTATGTTTAGGAAAAGTGAATGGGCTAAAATAAAATATAAAGATGGAAGTGTAGGATTTCCTGAATGGTTAAAGAGTTTATATGAAGATTTTACTTTTGGCTTTGAAATGATGAAGCAAGGCAAAAGAAATTATATGTTAAGATTTCCTTATTTGTATCATTGTCTTGGAAATACTTTTGGTAATAATCCTGAGCTAACAAAAGGTGGTTTACTTCAAAATAGTCAAAAAGCTTTTGTAAATTATTATGGTGGAGATACAGAAGTAATGGACAAATATTATGAAGAGAATAAGAAATCAGAAATTGATATTAAAGTAAAATATTTAGATAGTAATTTAGCTGAAAGAGAAGAGTGGGAAGAAAAATGAGAGAGTATGAACAAGATACAGTTTATATTTGTGTATATCCTAAAGCTGATGGAGTGGAGAAAAGTTTAATATCTTTAGCAAAAGAATTAAGTAAGGAACTAACAAACAGCAACATTAGAATATCAGAACTCAGCGAAAGAGTAAAGGAGCTAGAAGATGGAAGGAGATAAATTAATATTTTTAGATGAGCACCGTTATAAAGCAAAACAAATATACCCACACCTTCCTAAAGGTGGAAGATGTATTATCTCTATTGGTGGTATTCCTGGAACTGGAAAAACTGAAGTGGCACACATTCTTCGTTCTATGTTAAAGAAAATAGATGGAAAAAGAACTCAACTAATTAGTCTTGATGATTACTATAAGACAAATTGGTATGAAAGAAATGAAGTTAGAAAGAAATCTGGTATTATAGGTCTTGAAGAAATAGACTGGGAAAATCTGAATAGACATGTTTATACGTTTAAAAGAAATACAGGATTAGGAGTTATCAGAAGAATAAACAAATTTACAGATGGGATAGAATGGATAGAATATAGAAGTATAGATACTGATTATTTAATCATAGAAGGTTTGTATGCTTGTAGTTGTCTTATAGAGCATGTAGATTATAAGGTTCATTTAGATGCAACATTAAAAGATACCCTAGAATTTAGAATTCAAAGGTCAAAAGAGAAACAAACAGAATACAGAAGGAAAGTCGTAATAGAGAAAGAAGCATCAGTAGTAAATATATTAAAAGAAAAAGCTGATTTAATTATTTAAGGGGATTATTATGGGATTAGTATTACATAAGTTTGATACATATGATTATACATATGGAAATGAAGTAATAAGATTTAAAAGAGATGTTCCTGTACATAGTCTACCTCATAAGGTAGAAGACTTTCTTTTTCATCTTGGATACTTTCATCCTGTTTATGATAAATTTGATTTACCTTTTTTGGATATGGAAGCTAATTGTTATATGGCATTAAATTATAAGGGTGAAACTAAAATGGCTGAAGTTCAAGATTGGGCTGCAATAGTAAAATGTAATTATATACAAACAGATTTTGGTGCTCCTATGTGTACTTATGAGGGTGGTGATAGAAAGGTTTGTAAAGCTTGTTTAAATGAAGATAGAATTTGTCCTTATGGAGATGATAGTGCTGCTCATATTCTTCAAGGTAAAGACTGGATAGTAATGGGTGGGAAACAATTAGGTGACTTTATAGGAGAAGAGCGATGAAAAAAGTAATAGGATTTGATATGACAGAAACAATTTCTAAGTATCCAGAACAATGTTGTATGTTAGCAGAATCTTTAAGAAAAGATGGGTGGAAAATAATAATAATTTCACCTAATCCTATCAATGAATTAAATGCTGATATTGATAAATATGGAATGAGACCTTTCATAGATGATATTGTAAATAGAGGAGACAAAGGAAGAGTTTGTGCTGAATATGATGTTGCAGTATTTCTTGATGATAATGATGGATATTTAAAACAGGTATTTGATAGAGAAATTTCTACTATGCCATTACAGGTATTGAGGAAATAAAATATGGGTGAAGAATATAAAATTAGATATGAAAAAGCAGGTTTTGGGGCACTCATTGAACATACTCTTGATAGAAGAGGTTGGGTTATATCTGTAAAAGATGATAGTCATTGTAATTATTGTGAAGTAGCAAGTTTTGAAGAATTATCTGAAGCTTTAGACTATTTTACTATTAAAGTAAAGAAAATAGGAGACTTGATATGACAGTAACTACTAAAAAATGGGATAATCTTACTTTAAATAAAAGAAAAAGAATGAGACTTTTAGTAGACCACATCCTCAAAAGAGATTGGGATATTATTATGGGTAAACATCACGAAGTTGTTGTAGATGAAATTTTTAAAATAATGGAGGATATAGATGACAGTTCCAAGATTTAAATGTGTAGATAGAAATATTGTAAGTGTTATTCAGAGAGAAACTTTTATTAATACTATAGAAGCTGTTTATCCAGTTAATGGAGTTACTTTAAATGTTGGTGGTCCAACTGGTGAATGGGCTTTTCATAGTCTTAATGTAGATGTAATAAGGCGAATAAATAATATAGGTACTGGTGCTGAAAGCTGGGGAAAAGATATATTTGCTTATGGAGAAAGAATGCCTATTAAAACTAAATCTATAGCAAAGATATTTAGTTGTCATTCTCTGGAACACATGATGGATGCTGAAGGAACTCTTTATGAATGGCATAGAGTTTTAAAACCAGGTGGATTAATATGTATAATAGTTCCTGCTTTTGAATTTCATACTCATGATGTTAATATTACTGAAATAGGAGAAAGAGCACCAGCTGAACATACTACAAAAGAGTTTAAAGAAATAGTAGACCGAGTATCAGCAAAAACTGGAATGAAGCTTTTATTATTTAATACTAGACGAAATAATTTCGATATAGACATTGTTTTACAGAAAGTAGGAAATTTACCTTTACAAATGCAGCCAGTAGATTCAAGAGTTAGATATACAAATGATTCAAATAAGGTTAGTGATGTTGTTGGGATAATGAAAGATATACTTGCTTGTCCTATTTGCTTACATCACCCATTAGAATTTGATGGTTTTACAAATCATTATAAAGCTAAAAATAAAGCTATATGTAATAGCTGTGGTACTGAATATACGAAAGCTGATTTTAGATTAGATGAAAGTAAAATTTTTGAAATATGGGAGAAAGAATATGGATATACCAAATGAAGGCAAATTCTTTAATGATGCTTATGAGCAGTTAGTAAATCAAAGAGGTATTGGGGCACAAGAGTCTGTTAATGAATTTGATAAGTTTCCTGAAGGTAAAAGAGTTCTTGAAGTAGGTTTTGGTCAAGGATGTTTAGCGAGAGCTTTATTAGATAAGAATAATTATTATTATGGAATGGATGTAGGATTAGAAAGTATGA